AAGGCATTTTCAAACTTCTGAAAGAGCAAGAATGTACATACAGCATCCATTGCTGCATAGTCTTGCATAATTTCAAAAGGAATCATATCCCAACTAAAGCTACCTTTGAGTATACCATTTCTACGACAGTAATCATCTATCCACTCATACATACCTTTCTCATAATCTCCATAAGGTGTGTACTTGAGGGATAACTGTTTCAAACCATGTGTGCCTGGATTTTCATCTAGCATATAGTGTAGTAGCATTGTATCTTCAAATCTTGGAAACTTGAAGTTGAAATGATACTCGAAGAACGCTAAGTCAAATTTAGCATTATGAAATACTACTCTCTTTTTAGTAAATATTTGTTGAAGTAATACTTCTGCTGTTTCGTCAATACACTCACAGTCTATATACGCTCCATGTTCTGGCTCATACGACATACTGATCCCAAGCATATAACCATCTCGGGGATACAATCCAGATGTCTCGGAGTCAAGAGCAATAAAGTCATTTGCATGATCTCTAGCATTGATAAGGAATTGATGAAGTTTTCTTGAATCTGTAATTCCATAACACTTATCATCACTAAGCTTTTGTTGTTTTAATTTACCTTGTGTATATTTTACTATGTTTTCTCTTGATTCTTCCCATGTCTTTTTAGCCTCAGGTTTGAACGCTAACATTGCTGGATTAATTACGGGTAGGTATTTATCATCAATACATCTACCACTATACTCTGTCACAGAATTTTCTTTTGTAAAATACTTCAGACATTCAGAACCAACAAGTATAATCCAGTCATAGTCATCTTGATTAATCTCAATATCACAATCTCGTTTTAATACTTTCTTTATTGTAGGATCAGAACATAGTTCATACTTATCAAACTCTATTTCATTGTTAAACAGTCTTACATAGTCATTACGACTAGGTTTACTTTCTACTAGGGCTATCTTAGCCATATAATGTCTCCTTTAATTCTTTTACTTTTAATTTGTTCAACGCTCCCGCATCCCCTAATTGTACAGGTAAGCGTATATTTTTTGATAATAACTCTGCTGATTCACAGAGTTCAGCAATACGAGTAGCTGCTTCTTGTCCTGCTTCATCGGGATCAAATAATATATCTACTGCATCTACTCCTTGCATTTTTAATAATCTTAGTTTGTCAATATCAATGTTTCTAGTTCCAAAACAACATACAGCATTTTCTAAGCCTTTGTCGTGAAGATTAATCATATCAAAGATACCTTCTACTAATATTACTCTACCCTTGATAGGGCGGACTCGAGCAGGATACAAAGGTAGCAATGCTTTCGGGGGATGTATTAAATACTTTGGAACATCAGTGGGGGACTGTGTTCTGCAATTAAATGCTACTATTCTACCTGTCAAGTCCTTAATTGGAAAAGAAATTCTACCTGTAAAGGGCTTGTCTGGATGCAGAAATGCATCGAACAGTTTATAACTCTCAGGAGTTATCTCCCGCCAGTTACCCACATAAGGCATAAAGTTCTTTGGCATCTTCAATCCTACAGAAGATGCTCTTTTTTCTTCGATTTTTCGTCTGACTTTTTCTCTACGAATGTCTAATGGATTCGAAGGGGCATCAAAGTGATTAAATAAGTTGCCCTTAAAGCCACACGAAAAACAGTTAAATACTCCAGTAATTCTATCAATTCTCATACTAGGATTACTGTCATCATGCTCAGGATTTAGACACGAAACTACTGCGTCTGCTGGAGACAACTTATATGGTATCTTTCGTTCTTGTAATAGTTCTTCTACTGTCATCTAAAATATACTTCTATCATAAGTAATATTCCAATTACTGGAATTGAAAGTACTACTGCTAATGTTGTTGCGTAGAAAAAATGCCATAATATTCTACTCATCATGCCTCCTTATCAATATCCCACTTGACTCTTCTCAAGTGAGGGTTTTGTTGTAATCTGTCTTGTTCTTCTTGTTTCTTCCATGCTCTTAGCCATGAAGCACCATCTCTTTCTGCATCAACAAATACTGCATTTGTAAATCCGATTGGTAATATCACAGCTACATGAACAAAGATACTTGTTATTGTATCATAACCAAGCCACCCTATATAGTAGCTTCCTAGAAAACCAAAGTATAGACTCCATGCTGTAAATAATACTAAAGTAAAATATAACTGAAGACTTGGATCACCTATGTGTCGTAGAGGATTATATCTATTATCCATGACCAATCTCCAATAATATACAATACCTAGAGTAGTTTTTCTAAATAATTTGTTCATAATTTTTTGTGTTTCCATCCTTTTAATTGATCTCCAAGTGCCTCAAACTCTGTCATCTTCTTACCACTTGGATCTTCTTCGTGTTCGTAATACTTACTTTTCCAAGCAAGTTCTACCATTTGAAACCATATTGCTATGGCTTTGTTTCTAAATTCTTTATCTCCCCATAAGTAAAACATATTCCACCATTCTTTTTGAAATTTGTATACTTCTATTTCCATTGTTTTAAACATCCATCCATCTGAATGTGTCTTTACTATCTCTAACATTGCTCTTAGTCTTTGACTTCCTGCAATAGGATAATAACTAGGCATGGTTAGTATTGGGGATTTCATACCATGCTCTATCAAACTTTCCATGAGAGGTTCATTAATCGGTACTTTGTGAATATTTTCACGCACAGTTGGTTGATTCAATAAAAACTTTACTGATCTTTTCTCTACATCGAAAGGTGGCAGAGCTATTAACTCTGCCGTTTCTTTACTAATTCTATCGGCCGCCACTGTTCCTTACTTTTCTCCATAAGCCATGTCGGCGTCTTTTTTCTATTTCCATACGAATCATGTATGTTCTGATTAATGCTACTACTGTTAAAATAAAAGTAGTAGTTATAGATATAAGAAATGCACTTGTCCATCCCCATTGTTCTATCATTAACCATAACATAAATGTTTGTAACGGAAAGTTAATTGCTATTGCAACACCTACTTGAACCACTGATTCTTGTAGTGCTGCTTTCTCTGTTTTAGTCATTTATTTCGTCCCATAGTTGTTCTTCGAGTTCTGCCTCATAAATTATTCTGAACTCTTCAATTGTTGGTGTCATCACTTTTACTGGTGAATTCATCAACCCTCTTACATGTCTAGTGTATGCGATTAATAGTTGTTGTTCTGTATATAATATCATATGTCGTCTACGTTTTCTCCTGTTGCCATATTATCTTTAATTGCTTCTCGTTCTTTAGGATTGATTGCTGATTGAGGTCCAATCTTCAAGGTTTCCCAATCGACTGTACTTGTAAAACTCTCCATACGATTACTTCTCATTTTGACACAATTAAATGTCATACACTCATCCTGTTGCTCCCATGTCTCTAGTGCATAGGCAGCATCTGCTGCATCAAGAATACCTTTTGCAAACCTAGCTTCTCCACTTGCATCCGTTTGATATGGTGCAAAGACAAGCGTTTCATATTCTTGTGCATATAATTTCATTTTCTTACTAACTTCTATCTGTTCTGTCCAGTCATATTGACCTGAGCGACTTGGTGCATTGTGGCGACGAACTTGGTTTAGATAGTCTACTATTACTACTCCGACATCTAGTTGATTGACTTTCTTATCTAATTCAGATTGAATTTTAGAAAGTGTAAGGGCTGGATCATAAATAACATCTAACTGTCTTTCTTTATGTAAAGGAAGTTTTGTTAAGGCTTTGTGGAATGATTCAAAGTCATGAGTTTGTTGAAACTCTGGCAATAATTCATGTCCGCCATCAAAACGACCTGCCCACCAGCCACCAACCATATTCCATTCATTAGCAGAAAGGACTTTATTCCTTAATCTAGAGAATGGTATCTTTGTAGCAATAGAACATATTCTTTGAAGTATTGATCTGCTGTCCATCTCAATCGTGAAGTACAAGGCACTACGCCCAGATTCATACACATTGGATGCTAGATTACAACAAGTCAATGACTTTCCTGAACCTCGTCGTCCGCCCACAAGCACTAAGTCTTTGGGAGAGAACTTGATATGTGAGTCATACTCACTATTGAGTCCTAAGGGTAAATACTTCGCTAGTTCTTTGTCATCTTCAAACAAAGATATGCTCTGCATACTTTCTTCGGGTGGTTTGACATCTACCTTGTCACTTACCCTTAAAACTATTTCTTGGAGTTGTTCTATATTTTCTTCGGCACTAGCCATTGCGACTGTGTTATCGATATAGGTATCAAGCTCATCTAGGATTTCTACTTGTGCATATTCATTTTTTAAATAATCAAGTAAAAGCCAAGCGTCGACTTCGACATCTATAGATTCGATTGCGAATATTTTTTCTTGGAGTTGTCGATCTCGCACTTCATATTGGAGATCTTCGAATTGTGGGAGGTCTTGATAATTGTCTATGTGTTTATCAAGGATGCGAAATATCGACTGATACTCGCCAGGTAGGTAATGTTCTTTTAATTTAGACCATGTATCTAAATCTTTCTGAACTATAATTTGTTTTAAAAGCGCTGACGCTATATTCACTTGACCTCTCCCAAAGTACTACTAAAAACGGGCAGGGGCGAACCCCTGCCTTGAACTAATCAAAAAGATTCGGTAATTAACCTATGTCTTTCTTAGCTGCGCCGTTGTAGTCAGAACATTGTAGTCCTCGTCTTGTCAACATAGTTTTTACGCCACGAACTGTTTTGCCGATTTGGTCAGCAATTTCTTCTACAGTGTGGTTAGCAACATCTACATCAGCAAGTACGTCAGCTTTGCTTGATCCTTTTGTTTCTTTTTGCTTTGGAATAGCGTTGATTTCGCCACTTCTTAGAAGTGATAGAGCTTTTCCTCTGATTGAGTTAACAGATTTGCCAAGTGCGTCAGCGATTTCTTCTACGAAAGATCCATCGTTAACCATTGATACAAATGTGCCTTCTTCTTCAGGAGTGTAAGTTCTAACTGTTTCAACTTTAGGAGCAGGCTTAACATGAGAAGTTAATTCCATTGATAAGATTTTTCCTTGAATTGATTTAGCAGAGAAGTTTCCGCCTTCGAAGTGAGATGCAATTTCTGCATATGTGTAAGAGCCGCTGTTGTCAGTAACAAAGGCTTGTAAAGTTGCTTCTTGCTCGTCTGAGAAAGACTTAGAAGCAGATGCTGAAGCTAATTCAACATCAAATCCCATTTTTCTCAATTTGCTAGAAACTGATCTTGTTGATGTTTCTAACTCGTCAGCTGCACTAGCAACTGTCGCTTGAGATATAGGGCTTTCAGAACCAACAAAGTCTGTTAATTGTTGAGTTCTTTCATCTGTCCATTTAGGTAATGCCATTTTTTATTCCTCTATAATTTGTTTTAGGTTGTTAAATATTTTTATCCCAAGTTGTTGTGCTTTTTTAGTTTTTGCACTTTCAATTCCACTTTCATTGAGCAAGATTGTTACATCTTTCGTTAAATTATCTTTTACAATGAAGCCATACTTTTCTAATACTTGAGTAGCGGCTGCCTTAGTAGGATAAGATTTTAACTTACCACTAATGCAAACTGTTCCCTTAGTGTCGTCAAGACTGACTTTTGCCTGCTTTTTGCAAGTAAAAGAAAAGGGAAGGTCATAATAGCCTTGGGCATGAAAAGTGTTTACTAACCAGTCCATAAGATTCGACGCCGCTTTCGGACCCAGACCTGCCTCTATACATATCTCTGGGGTTATCTCACTTAATGATGAGATGTGCTTTGCTAATTTATTAGTGGCACTTGAGCCAATCAGCGGTATCGAAAAAGCTGGTAATAGAGTTGTAAGGTCGACACTCTTTGATTTCTGTATCTCGTTGTGTAGTTTCGTACCTAGTTTCTCTGA